GAGAATCTACTTCTAATATAGATGTAAAGTTCGACGGCGGATCCTTTTAAATCGATGATAAATATATACGTGGTTAATTCAGGAACACGTATATATGAGCAGACCAAAGCCTAATATTATTTTAGAGTACACAAACAAGGACAATTATAAAGTCGAACAAATCCTAGAAAGCGAAGCTATCTGGGCTGTATTCTATAAAGGCAAGCCTTTCAATCTCAAGAGCGGAAGTATGGTTGCCAGCTATCCAGGTCCTAAGTACAAGAAGGTTAGTTTTTCCAATCCCGGTCATGCTCATAATCTAGCTAAAAAATTAAATAGACTTTTCAAATGTCAAGACTTCGCAGTTTACAAATTAACAGACGGAGAACAGGTCAGTTAAAATGGACATAAAGGATACCTATACTGAGGTATTCTTAAAAGCTGCAGAGCAAGAATACACAGAAAAAACCGTAAACAATCTCAGAGCAGCATGGTGGTGGAACGTCAGAGATAAGGCCGACGGTGGATTGAGATTAACCGAAGCTGCTTTAAAATTTATCGAAGAACGTGCTGAAATAAAAACGTATCGAGTAGAATTTCCCAAAGAATTTAATATAACACCCCAAGTGCTTCTCTGGTTGGACCAATTCATAGAATCGCCTTACTACATAGATAGAAAATCAATCACTGTATTAAGAGAAAAAGCAGCATTTGAATTATATCTTTTTTCGGGCGATGTAAGAAAGATGGGCTATACCAAAGCTATGGCTAAAAGATTAAGCCAAGAAATTTCTCAATAAAACTATCACCTTATAAATAATTCACAATGATAGATCTTAAACCTTTAAATGTCCTTAAGAAAAGAAAATTAGAAGTCATGCCGGTGCATTTCAAAAAAACTAAACTAAGTTTTTTTGAACTAGACGTCGATGATATAATCGACTGGGTGACAAAAAAACTTAACGGAAGGTATTGCATATCTACTGAACCATTCATTGAATCAAATGGTTCGCAGAAAGTTGCCACATTTATCGGGTTTGAAGATCAAAAAGAGCTAACATACTTTATACTAGCATGCCCATATCTAAGGAGAAACTAATGGAAGAAATCGCAGCAGTTATGGCCGAAGAGGCCGCAAAAGAGCAAGTACAACAACAGCAGGAGCAAGCTCCGGCCGGTCCAGATCTCAACATACAAGATCTTGTAGGTCTCAAAAGTGTGATCGATGTTGCTACACAGAGAGGTGCTTTCAAAGCAGCCGAAATGGAAGCTATTGGCAAACTCTACAACAGACTAAATGCCTTTATTGAATCAGTAGCTAAACCTAAGGAACAGTAAAAATGAAATTGCTAAAGCATATCGGTAAGATAAAAAATACCGGAGCGAAAGTCTTGGTAGTGTTCAGAACATTACCTGGGGAATCAAATCAAGCGCTAGTGTTGCCTGTCGCTCAATTACCAGATTCTTATCATGATTCGATTATGAAGCTAGTCGAAGAAGATCAAGCTCAAGATGCTTTTGAATTTGGTGAAATGATGTTTATCCGGAATTTTCCGGACGGTAGACCTATGCTACAAGCTATGCAGGCAGACGGAAGATTACAAAAAATTAGTACCGACTTGGTAATAATGGTTCCCGGGCCAACGACCGAAATTCCGTTAGATCAGCTTAATGTCTTAATCGCTGAGCAAAAAAATGTAGCAGTTGACGATCTTTATACGTTTGTCAAAGGTGCTCCTAAAAAGTCCGATGCTACTGTAGAAACTGTTGCAGAAGCTACAGATATTTCTCCCTCGGTAGATCCAGACATTCCCGCACCAGTAAGAGCGCAGGCATCAAACACCGAAGCGTTAACCGACAAGGATTTGGCAAAAAGTTATCGTAGTCAGGCAGATGCTATGTATAAAGAAGCTGCAAGACTTCGCAGACAGGCAGACGAACTAGATCCTCCGGTAAAGAAAACTACAAAAGCCAAAGAAGAAGTCAGTGCCTAAAAACTTTTTTAAGCCTCCTAAAGATCTTATACAAGAATGGCCTGAAGTTTTCGATGATTTATATATGAGTACCATGCCGGTGGAATATTTACATTCAATCCGGCTGGAATTCTCTAACGGTAGGGTATGGGAAATTTCCGTTGAAGATCACTTAGACAAGTCTCATACGCAAACTATAACAGATCGACTAATATCTACATTAAATGAATACAGAGACGATATTAAGCGTGTAGATTTTCAAGTAGACATCGATAGACTCAAAGACGATATTATCAATAACAGCAAAAATTTATTTTAATCTCCAACCCATTTGTTCCACATAGAGTTTAAATTATCTAAATATTCTTTATCATAATATCGATAATTGTATTCGACTTTGTTATTATAAAGTTCTATACTATAAAAATCAGTGTATCGTCTAAAAAAATCCACGGCGCTGTGATAAGGTAAATTTTCTATCTTTCCAACCGGAATATAACCTATTCCTAAATTTTCATCCGAAGAATCAATTCCTTTAGATTTTAACCAATCGATAAATTTATTATCGACGGGTATTTGAAACCCTGGACCAAAATAACAATTAAACTCGCCGCTTATTATTCTATGTTCTGAAATATTCGAAATATCAACAATATCGTCGTTGTCTAGATATGCTTCAAACCAGGTTTTTCCTGTCTGTGCGTAATGGAGATAAACTAACCCATCAGTTATATCTTTAACAAAATTTTTTTTAAATTTATTATCTATTTCGATTCTATCAGTTACACCTAGAAGATTATAATAAAAATACCCGTTCGACGGCTTGGAAGGAATTTTTAGTTGTGTATCATACCATGCTTCTAATTCATGACAACAATGATTTAGATAACATATAGCAGCTCTAGTTTCTCCGTTTGCTGAAAATAGCTCTTGACTCGGAGCCCAGAGCTGGCCTTGGCGAATTTCAAAATGATGATGTAATTGATTTAACAACTGCTGATCATATGTATATCTTAAAATATCATAATTTTCTACAATTTTATTATCAGTATTATCGTTGATTATTTTTATACTTCTTTCGAGATCATCACACATATTGTCAGCAGTTCGATATTTGTTATCAAACCCTAACAAACTAAAATTTTTTTGAAAAATCTTTTCTCGATGGGTAGTTAATAGATGATCCAGCTGCGATAACCAAATATTCGCTATAGGAGAATTATCAGGAATAATTCTAATATATTCTATCTGCCCTTCTTTATCTCTAAAACCAAGTTTTATCATAAAAGGCCTTAATTATTTGATCAGCATGAGCTCGCTGTGATTTAATTCCAGGATGCAATCTATCTCTAGCCTGTTTATCATCTATATTAGGGAAAGGATCTAATGTATGCAACGGAAATATTTTTTTACACAGATAATTCAAAGGATGATCCCACGAAGATATTAAAAATTTAATATTTTTTTGATTCAATACATCATATATCCAGTTTACATAAGATAACGCACGAGTCGCATAAAATTCTTCATCTAAAGATGTTAATTGTTTTGATAGATCAATAAATCTAGAATGATGGAAAGCAGGTAACAAGTTGATCATCGATCCATCAGTATCAATATGTAATATTCTATGCCATGCAGGCAAAGTTACTACTGCATATTCTATATCTACAAGATTGACTACAGCACTTATTGTTCTTGCAATACGTTCTACGCTCGAGCCACCTGTTCCAAAATTAAAAGGATTTAAATTAAATTTTTTAGATACGATATCTACAAATGTATCAGAGGTATCTATACCTTCACCGAAAGTAAAACTACATCCAAAAAATCCTATTTTTGAACGACTGTCATCGAAATTCCAACGGTTGCGAAAATTCCAAGGATTTAAAATATATTTCCAAGAATTTTCATCTATATATTTCTCCTCACCATTATAAATGTGTGAAATTTCTATATATTCATCTGGATTAAGAGCTCTCTTCTTTCTAAACTCTTCATTAACATCAAGACTAAGTCCATAGTATTTTTTTAAGTCGTTGAGATTTCTAATGGACACAGGCAAAGATTTTACAAATTTATCATATATAGAAAAATCATTAGCCATCTTTTAACTCCGGATTAATTTTGAAAATATCAGTTTCTCTTATTTTATCCAACTTAATCGTTTCTGATAAAAATTGATCCCAAAGATGGCTATTGTCCTGTTGGTACATAAAATCTATGATATTTTGCCACCCGGTAAATGGTATTCTGTGTTGCTTTAACATCATGTTTCCGTAAGTTGAAATTTTATCAGCAACACGATCTTTAAGGTTGTGCGGCAAAACTGTGATACTACTATATGCTGGTGTAAACAAGGGATTCAAATGAAATCGATCGACCCAATAATTTTCAATATTAAATCCTCTTTTTTTGTGTATCTGTCTCAGCGGAATTATATCCTCGCGATGCAATACATCATGTAATTCTGTAAGACGAAATATATTTAATATACTGACCGTAGGATGAATCCAATAATCTACTACTCCGCTGTTTCTAATTCTTTTTAAATTTTCTAAAACTAAATTCCATTTTCCTTTGTATCGTATATATTCAAACGATTCACCGTATCCGTCAACGCTCAAACTAAGATGAACATAATTAAAATTTTTCCATTTAGCTAATATATCTTGTTTTTCTTTCCCTAACGTCGTGACGTTAGTGCTATATTTTAATGTAAGATCGTATTTCTTTTTTTGATCTAACATATCTAATAATTTCCAGTGTTCGGGCATCATTAAAGGTTCCCCGCCGGCAAAATATATTTCTTTAATAGATTCTAAATTTTCTTCAATATATTCCCAGAATAACCCTGCATCATCTAAATCTTTTAACTTAGTTTCCGAATGATCCCAAGTAGGATAGAGTTTAATCCAGTCCGAAGCCCACGAAGTACTAAACAATGGAGAGCATGTTGTACATGCTAAATTGCAATAATTTGAAAACCGAAAATCCCAATATTTTAATTTTACTTCAGGAATAGTACCATCATTTTCAGTTTTTTGTATAATGTCGTAGGTCTCGTCGAACCAGCGATTATTCAAACCGGTCCTCATGGTATTTAAATTATGAGATTGCTTATCTTTGCATCTATGACATGCTTCAGGTAACGGTTTATCATCTAGCATATCCTTTCTCATTTTCTTAGCTATTGGACTATTGACTATATCTAAAATATTTTCAGTCTTAACATTACCAAAAGAATTTTCGTCGAGTATCGGTGTTTGACAGCAAGCGAAAGCTCGTCCGTCGGGGATAACATGTAGATGCATCCACGGTGCTACACAAAAATTAGGACTCGTTTTTAAATCTTTACTCATATTTTGCCACCGGATCGTCTATATTTTTATTGTCAGGATTTAATATCCAACCTTCTTTTTCTGCTAATCTCTTAAGCTCGTCGTCATCGTTATATTGTTTAGTACTGTTACCATCTACTAACACTTGTATTTTATCTAATTTAGTTTCTGGAATTTGCTCTAACCAATCTGTTAATATATCAGGAAACACAGAAATATCTTTGCCTCGACGCTGATCGTACTGCCGATAAAAACTTTTAAAGTCTCTCCACAAGGTGATCTTATTACTGGTACGTCGATGAGGTGCGTCAACAACTATAAGATAATCGATCAGACGTTCTATGCTAGCACGTTCAAACTCGTGCATTAACGGATTAGATTTATTTTTTTCATACCATGTTTCTAATCGTGTTCTACAGTAATCTTTGATATGGTCAGGCAAAGCCAGCGGACTCTGGAAACTAGGAAAGCGTAACAGATTTACACTGACTGTAGGATTCTTTCCATATTTGGCCTTCATTTGCATGACTTCATCGAAAAATTCTGTGATAGAAAACAAGCAAAGACTGTTTATGGTCATCATTATATGTACGCCACGGCAGTTACCTTCTTCTAAGATACGAGTTATGTTTTTCTTCCATTGTAGATAATCTAACCCGTCACGGATATATTCTGCTTGCTCACCCACTGCTTCGCAACTTGTATACAAATGAAATTCATGTATGTTCTTGGTTTTTTCTATGAGCTTGTCTATGATATCGTCTTTGGCTATGAGATTGCTGTTAATAGCAAACCGCATCTTGCTGCTCTGCTCATTAAACCAGTCTAACAGCTTCCAGGTATTACCGCTCATTAACGGTTCACCTCCGGTGATGCGCAGCTCATCTAAGCTAGTGCTTAGACCGTTGTCCCACCATTTCCAGAATGCTTGTATATAGGGATTGTCTTCGTCGTTCTTATAAGGTTCAACCCAAGATCCGTCTTGCTGGAAAGCAGCAGCACCGTCCGACACTAGGTTCTGATAAGCACCGTGTTTTTTAATATCACGTGCCCAAGTGGTGCTGAAACTGGCGTTGCAATAGGAACAAGCGAGATTGCATACACGGTCGAAACTGATTTCTAACGTTTTTAATTCTGCATCGTGATCCCAGGGTTTCTGATAAATGTCTTCTAGTTCCTCGTCTTTATAGATGATAGTTTTGAAAACACGATCACTGATATGATCTTTACCGATGTCTTCGATCTTCCAACAATACTCACACTCTCGGGGACGTTCTCCCTCGATCATCATCTTACGCATCAATTTTTTATGCTTAGTGTTGTGTATAGCAGTGTAATTATCTCTAAGTTCTTCTAAAGGAACATCATGAGCCGGAGGATGATGACAACTAGTGGTCGATCCGCTACCTAACCATATCGTAGCATTAAGCCACTTAGCGGCGCAGAAACTTTCGCTCTTTATGTCAATGACACGCTTGCGATAATCTACTAGAGATTCGTTCGGTCTTTTAGGCATCCCATTCCTCTAAAAATTTTTGAAACTCCGGAAATATTTTTGAAAAATCTGTTAATCTTCTTTTATCGTATTCACGAATAAATTTTACAAAATTCTTTCTTGCATCGTTGTTTGTATCAGCAGTAGTTAAATATTCACAAAATCGCTGTATCTGATCCCATTCTTCTAGATATAATCTGGCATATTTATGTTTCTCATAATACTTTAACCACGACTTGCTTCTGTCGAGTATTTCTTGGCTTAGCTGTTTCCGTTCTTCTAATGGCAGCAAAACAACTTGCAGATGAGCAGGCCATCTCAAATAATTTATGCTTAAAGGAATTCGATTATATTCCACCGAAGTGTTAAACTCGGATCTTAGCTGCATGATTAATTCAATGAAATCCGAAAATGTAGATATGCTAAGTATGTTTATAGTAGTCATGATAGACACCCGAGATTGAGTTTCAAGCAAACATCTTCGAACATTCTTGATCCAATACTGATAATCTAAACCAAATCTCGAATATTCAGCACGGTCTCCTGTGCTTTCCAAGCTGGTATAGATATCTATATTCTTTACATAAGGCCTTAGAGAATTGACTTCCTCGATAAGTCTGTCGATAAGTTTTTCATCTACTGTTAAATTTGTATTAATAGCTAGTTCTAACTCGGGCTGAGGATTTTTTTTGATATATTCAAATGTCGTCCATGTATCCTTGCTCATTAAAGGCTCTCCGCCTGTTATTCTAAAAACTTTCAAATGAGGCAATGCTTCCGGAAACCATTTCCAGAATGCATTGATATAAGGATTATCGTCACTATGCTTATAAGGATAACGACCAACCTTTTTATACCATTCGATATCTTGATTGCTCTCTGATATAGGATACGGACCGTGTTGTTTTATTTCCTCTAACCATTTACTAGAAATTTCAGGACTGCAATAACTACACTTTAGATTACAAGCGTTGGAAAAACTAACTTCAAGATAGCTCGGGTATACATCTTCGTATGGATCTCTATTAGCTATCTCCATAAATCTAGGCCAGGCCCAATAATCGGAAGACTTATAATGTCTGTCAGAAAAATAATTATTGTCTAGATCCTCTATTTTCCAGCAATAATCGCATTCACTAGGTCGTTGACCATTAATCATTTTTGCACGTTGTTCTTTCTTAAAACAACTATTGTGTAATGCTGCTGGATTTTTCTCAATCTCCTCTAAAGGAATTTTGTGAGGACTAGGATGGTGACAACTATGATTATATCCGTTCTGCAGATATAAAGTGGTCTGCAACCACTTAGCAGTGCAGAAACTAGGACTAATTTTATTTAATGCTTTTTTTTTGGTTTTAAGTATGAATATTTTGTCTTCGTTGCTCATAAATTGCCTTTAACCATTCAAAATCATTTATCTTTCTTAGAGCATCAAAGTCGCCCATATTATCATAACCATATTCTCTTCCAGCTATAGCACCGTCGATACAAAATTTTCCGTAAGGCTTAGATATTCCTAGAGAACACCACTTCTGTAATCGAATATCTGTTTGCTCGTCGTAATCTTCAGTTACTGGTCTACTAGCTAATTTTACACATTCTCTAAACGCAGACTTCCAAGTGGAAAATTCGTCAGTGTCGAATCTTGTTAAATTAGAAATTTGATCTAAAGACTTAAATCGATCGCTGATAGACAATGTCATATCGACAGAATTCATATCCATATCTAGTACAAGATTTCGAGGTAATAGTTTTACACCCCCATAACCATATACTAGCTCATTGATAGGATTTTGAGATTGCCATACAAACACAATATCTCTTTCATGCCTAGAGACTTCGTAATTAAAATAAAAATCATCAACTATTTCAGCATCTCCGTCAACAACATAAAACATATCAGTGGTGCTTAGTTCTGCTGCTTTTTTATGGGCATTGTGAATACCCTTAACTCCGTGTACTCGCTGTGCTCTCGGAAATCTATTTTTCAATTTTTGCCAATTAGCTTCGGCATTAGATTCGTTGTAACTTATAAAGATAATATCGTATGGTCTTAGCCTACTAGCTATTTTTTCATATTGTTTTTTGTCTATAGGGAATCGAAAATCAACTTCTTTCTTAGATATTAATTTGTTCTTTGTGAAAAGACCGATACCGTTATATGTTTTTTCATTTCGAAAAATATGTTGGAACAAATGATTCATATTTCTATCATAAGAATTATGGTGTGAAAAATATAAATCAAAATCAAAATCTAATAATTCAACTTCTTTAGGTATGAACCAAAATAATTCAGTTTTAGATGTTTCTGCAGCATTTAGATAATCTTCATAAGTGTCAATGATAAACTTATCGTATTGCCTAGGAGTTGATGCTACGATGTCGACTTCTTTTTTATCAATAAAAAATCTATGATCAAATTCTTTTTTACTAACTTTATTAAATCGAGAAAACAGACAAAGTCCGTCTTTATGCTCTCCATTAAGAAACACATGCGTTATAGTTTTTTCATAAGGCGAAACCTGATAGTCAAAATTAAAATCTTCAAGTAGATCTATATCATTCCATATGACCCAAAACATATCAGTTCGAATTGTTTCTAAGCAATGCAAGTATTCGTCATAAGTGTCAATAAAAAATTTATCGTACGATTTGGGAATAGATGCTAAAATATCAATTTCTTTTTTATTAGAAAAAAATCTAAAATTAAATTCTCGATCGGATATGTTATGATCTTTAGAAACTAACAATATTCCATCATAATGATGGCCATTCCTAAAAACGTGTATATAACTATCATCCCATTCCGAAACTCGATAATCAAAATTAAAATTAAGATCTACAATTAGATCGTCCCAGACTATCCAAAAAAATCTAGTTAGAGACTTACTTTTAATGTCATTTATATTTTTTACGTTTTCTATTTTTTGAGATCGCGGAAACCTATTCTTAAATATATTCCATTGATCGTCGTCAATCTCGTACCGACTTACAAAAAATATATCATACATGATTATCTTGCCTATAATATGTTTTCGCCAAATCTATAGTTTGTAGATATAGATCATAGGTATATTTGCTTTGTTTTTCTCCAAGAAACGGCCAGTCAAACCCTAGCCCGTATTTAATTTTTTCTCCTAGCTCCATTATTTCGTCTGCTACTGATTCGATAGGTTCTGCAATTTCTTTGTAAAGAGATGTTAGATAATCAAAGTCACGAACCTGCACGTAATTCCAATCTGTACAATTTGTCATATACATACCTTGTCTTGCACCCAGTATCGAATATAATCCGTTTTCTTCATGAGACCCAACAGTAGCCCACATCATGAGCCTATGTAAATTGTGCCACCAGATCTGTTCTTTGATTTCCTGAGCTGGAACTTTAACCCCGTCTAATAGTGTCATCTTTACACCTTCGCGAAATCCCGCTCTCCATGCTTGAAAGGGACTACTATTAATATAAACATCACTATAACACTGAGGAAACTGTATGTAACCATCTTCCCAACAGAAGTCAACCTGTGCTCTATCACTTTCGCTGGCTTCGTGTGTTCGCATGTTTAACACAAAGTCTTTCTTCCACAATTTTACACCACCGTTGCCATACATCAAGCCGTTTACAATATTTCTACCTACCCAACTGTAGACATCGATGTTTTCTTTTACATCAAGCTCTAGATTAAAAAATTTATTATCAACAATATTATCAGCATCGACAGTGACGAATCTATCAGTTTCGCTGAGTTCTGCTGCGGCTTTATGAGCAGCATCACTACCTTTCACTCCATGGATACGTTTTGCCCAAGGCACTTTGTTGCAGAGATCTGCATAATTTAAATCTGCATTAGGTTCATCATAACTTAAAAAAACAACATCGTATTCAATTATTTTCATTTTTTAAAATATAGTTTTTAAAGATTCTTCTAGTATAAATGCTAAAATCATCAGGAATATCTATATTAAATTCTATAGATTTTTTTTCAAAAAGTTGATCAATAGTCAATGAAACAGTATCGTAAAGACCATTAGGGTCATTATAATCTGTTATTAAAAATAGCATCTCAGTATTTCCGTCCCAATAAATTTTTCTAGATTTATAAAATTTATTATCAAGTTCTATTTTAATTTTTTTCTGTTTTTTATCTACAGTAAGAGAAACATCAGTATTTTTTTCAACAGCCCAGCGGTCTTCTATAATTCTATGTAAGACATCATCTAGTCGTTTGAGATGTTTGTTTTCAATAAATTCTATTTTCTCGCTATCGACATCGACAATATATGAATGTAATGTAGATCTTCCTTCTAATACAGACAAAGATATTTCTTCATCGACTTCGATCTTATTGATAACATCAGGACACGAGTGGTCCGGATATATTCCAGAAATTTTTCCCGACGACGGATCAAAGACCGCAAAAAATTTTAGATCTGGAGTGACAAGAGTATTAACCCATTCTTCAAAGTCTCTTATCGAATTTTCCATGCAACTTCCTCTAATATATTCAGTAGCTCATCTGTAATCAAATCTTTTTCTACATAATGCACTATATCGTATTGTTGATAATTTCCTATTTTTAACTTAGCATCTTTATTGAGATAAAATCCCACATGATCAGTAACTCTTTCCGCAGGCCAAGGCCAATTTTGCACTTCGCCTTTCATGTGTACTAATCTAGGAAAATCTAAATCATATGCCACAACATCCTGTATATCTAAAATTTTTGCGCTTAGAGCAAAGGCTTCATCTGTGCCCACGACTTTTGGTTTAAAATTAGATAGATAAAGGTTGCTGAACTCTTTGGGATTTTTAAGAATATATCTACCAAGAGAAAAGAATTCTTCAACTATTTTAGAATCCTTCTTAAACCATGTCCACATCGAATACAAATTTGGAAGATCGTTTTTAGTAAAACATTTTCTATAAAAGTCATTGGTAACAGTCTCTCCTCTATAAGTGAATACCCTATTGGCTACATAGAGGTCACTGTTTTCTAAAAGATATTCTATCCAGTGGCTATAATCTCTTAAAAACAACATGTCTGCATCGATGCAGACAGTATTTTCCCAAGGACTCAGTTTATCCATCCAAGAGCGCCCGTCCCAAAAAGTTTCTTGATCCCATTCGATAACTTCATCAAACACCCAAGGAGAATTTAGTAGACTTAATTTTTCTTTATTATCAATCACCAATGCAACTTTATCAAATCCTTGCTTTTGGGTATTTTTGATACTAAGAGCTGCGGCATATGCTAGGCGAAGATAGTCAACATCTTGGTTGCTAGAAACAAAAATTAAGTATCCAAACTTCATCATAGATCTCTAAGCCGTTGATAATTTCTTACTATGCTCTGTTTGTTCATAATATGAACATCTCTATTTTTAACCGAAGCTGCTATGAAATTTTCAAGACCCTCAAACGATTTAACAGAAAATATCATAGAACTGTCATCCTTGATATCCTCTAATACGTCTTTATCTTGAACAGTAAAAATAGGAGGAAGGCTCAATCCAGTAGTTCCAAACCCATCGAGTATATGTTTAGCTATACTGAAAGAAATGTCATTCCTATACTGTCTAGGATCAAATCTAAATAAATCTGCATAATACTTATAATTTTCTCTGATATAATCAACCAGTCCAAAAAAGACTTTAGTCATTTCGTTCTTTGTAAACATTACAGTTGTAGCCCAGTATAAGTGTATACCAGTTTCAGATACCCACGTATCTAAGTATCCCTTTCTAGTTCCTTGTATGTCATTAAAGGAATGACCTATCAATAAGTCGGATTGCGAATCCCAATAATTTGATAGTTCATCTGTCATGATAAGAAAGTCTGAATCTATTAACAATGTTCGATCATATGGTGTTAAATCCCATACTTTCGACCTATTACTGTTGATAAATGGAACCTTCTCTTGTTCAGAACCATCATGAATTATTCTTTCGTTATCAGTTAATGGTCGATCCACAGATATTATTTTGTCGAAAAGACGCTCAGCGTAATCATAATCTCCTTGGGATTTCATCCACTCAACTGTCGATTCATCCGTGATTAAACTTACTGGAACGCAGAGATTTTTCTTAGCAAATTTTGCAGCGACAATTGCTGTTTTGGCATAATCTACTTTTCTGTTATTATGCGCAATAACGATTATTCCACGATTCATAAATCTATTAATTTTTCTATAGATCTGCTTTTTTTAATTTTATTGTATTCTTCTTGATATTCAAATGTTACTGTAAAATATCTGTCAAAGATTTCGTCTTTAAAAGACTGGAGATTTTCGATTAGGATCGGATTCTCATTGGAGTCTAATAATACAACATTGTTAGTTCTTCCCTGAGAACATAGGATAGAAACAAAAGATAACAAAGTACGATCGATTTTAAATATTCCGCCGTTGAAACCGTAGGTCAACTTAGCTGACATTTTTTCTTTTAATGTTTTACGTTGAATTGCTAACGATTGATGATAATTAGCGAAGTCTAATGCTTGTTTTAGACGATCATCCATAACTTCTCCAGATTAACTATGCAGTTATTTACCTGAAGAAATTATGGCTTAAAAAATTATGAGTAGACGAAAGATCCGATCGAAGTGCTGCCGCCGCCAGCAGAATTAGGACCGCTAGTAGTAAAATTGCCAGTTGCCGGAGCAGGTTGCATAACTCCACTAGCTCGAATCATATCTGTAGTAATGGATAATGTTCCATTGACGGAATCCGACGGTGGGAACGGGCCAGCTCCCAATCCCGGATACGGAGGATCTGTATAGCCGTCTGTGAACAATACTCGAATATAAACAATATTTGCTGTTCCTGAACTATTGTCTGCAACGTTCGATCTTGCCTGTAATCTATATGTATTGGCAGCATAAGGACTGCTGGCCGTTGATGTATGATAGGTCTGGAACGAACTTGTTAATCTGTAGAAGTTTGTTCCATTTAAGGGACTTCCAAACCCAGCGGTCGGGACCTGGCCGCCAAAACCCTGTGTTCCAGCAGCATTTAACAGATTTACCCACGATGTTGTCTGCGATTTGGTCACCGACGGTGCGAATGAAGAAGTTATTCGCAGTTGACCTCCACTATTAAAGAAATACCTAGCGGTAT